AATGACCGCTTTAACAAAAACTTTGAGCGATACCTTGAGAGCTGTTTAGCTTTAGGTGGCCTAGCTATGCGCCCTTATATTGACGGCGATAAAATCAGAGTAGCATTTATACAAGCCCCGGTATTTTTACCACTAGAGAGCAATACTCAAGACGTATCGAGCGCCGCTATCCTAACTAAGACCATTAAATCAGAGGGCAAGAAAAATGTTTATTATACTCTTGTCGAGTTTCACGAATGGATCACAAAAGACGGGCAAGAAACAGGCAGCACAAAAGACAAGAGCCTATACCGTATCACAAACGAGCTATATAAATCCAATCAAGAGGGAACGCTGGGAGAGCGTGTTAAACTAAACGAGCTAGATAAGTATGCGACACTTGAGCCCGTGACTATCGTTAAAGACCTATCACGCCCTCTATTTACGTATCTTAAAACGCCCGGCATGAACAACAAAGATATTAACAGTCCGCTAGGCTTGTCTATCTTTGATAATGCTAAGACCACTATTGACTTTATCAATCGGACGTATGATGAATTTATGTGGGAGGTTAAGATGGGACAGCGCCGGGTATTAGTACCAGAGCAGCTAACTCAACTTAAAGTACAACAGAAAGACGGCTCAATAGAATTTAAACGGCGCTTTGATGTGGAGCAAAATGTTTACATGCAAATTGGGACAGGTAACATGGATAGCGGCGGTATTGCTGACCTTACAAGCCCTATCAGAGCAAGTGATTATATCATGGCTATCTCAGAGGGGCTAAAACTCTTTGAGTTGCAGATTGGCGTGTCTAGTGGCATGTTTACTTTTGACGGTCAAGGCGTAAGAACAGCGACAGAAATTGTCAGCGAAAACTCAGATACTTACCAGATGAGAAATAGCATTGTAGCGCTTGTCGAACAATCAATCAAAGAGCTTTGTGTTTCTATGTGTGAGCTTGGAAAAGCCGTGGGACTCTATCAAGGCAAGATACCAGAATTAAATGATATTTCTGTAAACCTTGATGATGGAGTATTTACAGATAGACACGCTGAGCTTGATTATTGGATGAAGATGGTAGCGGCTGGCTTTGCAACTCAAAAGAGAGGTATTGCTAAAACTCAAAATCTCACAGATGCAGAGGCAGAGAAAGAGCTTGCTGAAATTAACGGGGCTTTACCACCGGAAACAGATGCAGACCTAGCTATCTATCATAGCAAGCAAGAACAAAAAGAGGAGAAAGAGGAGGCAGAGGAGAATGTTTAAACAATATGTACCTACCTTTTTTAGAACAGTAAAACACCGGAATATTGAGGCTCACGAAATATTCTCAGAAAGTATCAAAAAAGGACTAATAGCTGGTATGGAGAGTGAAAATGAAGAATTATCAGCAGCAATCAAAAAAATTAACTATTAACGATCAACAATTTTCTTTGCAAATGCAAGGCGTGACTGATATATACGCTAAAATGCAAATAGATCTCTTTGACAGAATGATAAAGCGCTTGAAAGAGCGTGGCAGCGTGGACTTAATGAGAAACCCGTATATCTGGCAGTTAGAAAAGCTAAACGATATGCACTTACTCAATGAGGCAAATTTGAAGATTATTGCAGAGCGTACTCATATAGCAGAGAGCCTTTTGAGAAAGGTAATTGAAAACGAGGGCTTAAAGGTTTATCAAGATACCAAAGAGCAACTTGAGGAGGATTTAAACCAGCCTAAAAGCGGGCATATTAAGAACGGCGTGACCGATAGCCTAGAGGCTTATACAAGGCAAGCCGTGAGCGATTTAAACCTTATCAATACAACCTTACCAGAAAGTTTACAAGCCGTTTATAAGTCTATTGTCGAGGAGGCAGTAGCTCAAGTGGTAGCCGGTACTAAAACAAGTAATCAAGCTTTAAATGATACAATCATGAACTGGCAAAAAAAGGGCTTTACCGGATTTACAGATAAAGCGGGCAGAGAGTGGAGGGCTGATAGCTATGCAAGAGCAATCATTAAGAGCACCACTTACAAAGTTTATAATGAGATGAGAGTGGCACCGGCTGAGGAGCTAGGCATAGATACTTTTTACTATTCCATGAAAGCAACAGCAAGGCCGGCATGTAGTCCATTACAAGGGCAGATAGTCACTAAAGGCAAAGGCTTTGAAATAGACGGCATAACAGTCTATTCCTTGCTTGATTATGGATACGGAACGGCTGGCGGCTGTTTAGGTATCCATTGTGGGCACTATCTAACTCCTTTTATCATTGGAGTAAACGAATTGCCAAACCTACCAAGCTATCTAAAGAACTTGACACCAGAGCAAGCTGAGGAGAATGCAAGGATAGAGAGCAAACAAAGAGGCCTAGAGCGATTGATAAAGAACCACAAAGAGCGCTTGCACTATGCAAAGACTTTAGAAGATGAGAAACTGATTGAAAGTGAGCGTTTGAAAGTGCGGATGTATCAGAATAAGATCCATAGCCTAGTGACTCAATATGATTTTTTGAAAAGAGATTATCAAAGAGAGAAACTTTACTAAATAAAAAGAGGGTATTGCAAAGAGCAAGCCCTTTTTTAATGCTCAAAACAGTAAAAAGTCCCTATCTATCAAAGGTATAGTGAAATAGTAAATAATATTTTGCTTTTAAGTGGGAGTTATCCACTCAAAAAGAACTAGGAGGTAACAAATGGCATTTACAACAGAGGCATTACAAGAGTTAGGATTGACTCAAGAGCAAATTAAGGAAGTTTTTGCTTTACACGGCAAAACTATCAACCCTTTAAAAGCTGAGCTTGAGGAGTCAAAAGGAGCGCTTGAGAGCCTTAATAACCAATTAACCGCAACAGGGCAGCAACTTGAGGCTTTGAAAGCAGATGCAAGCACTAGTGAAGAAACAAAGAAAGCACTAGAAAGCTTACAGTCTGACTATGACAATTACAAGGCTAAAGCTGAGGCTGAGCTTGCACAAACTAAAAAGGTTAGTGCTATCACGCTTGCCTTGAAAGATACTAATGCTTACAATCCGGATAAGTTGATGAAGTTTATTGATGTTGATGCTATCGAGCTTGACAAAGACGGTAAGCCTCAGCTATCAGAAATCATTGACGGACTGAAAGAAAGTGATCCGTACCTTTTCAAGCAAGAAGATGATACCCCTAGCCCTACAATTTTGCCGCCGGGCAATCCACAAGCCGGGGGCTCAGAAAGTAACGATCCGTTCCAAGCAATTATTAACGGATACGGAAAATAAGGAAAGGAGATTATCATGTCAGGTAATCAAAATAACCCAGCCCGCCGCTATGAGAAACAATATGCGGGTATTCTTGAAACAGTTTTTGGAGTGCGTGCTGCTTTTGCAAACGCCTTAGCACCTATCCAGATTTTGGACGGGGTACAAGAAAACTCTAAAGCTTTCTCAGTTAAGACAAACGGTACGCCGGTTGTTATCGGAGAATACAAAACAGGCGAAAATGATGGTGGCTTTGGTGATGGTACAGGTTCACACTCACGCTTTGGTAAGTTGACAGAGATTAAGTATGACAACGCTGATGTTGAGTATGACTATACTTTGACAATCCATGAGGGACTTGACCGTTACACAGTTAACAATGACCTTAACGCTGCAATCGCTGACCGCTTGAAATTGCAATCAGAGGCACAAACACGAACAATTAACAAGCGTATTGGTAAGTATCTTGGAACTATCGCCGGTCAAACTGAGGCTCTTGCTGATATGTCAGAGGCAAAAATCAAAGCTTTGTTTAATAAGGCAGCAGCTTATTTCACTAACAATGAAGTTACAGCGCCGGTAACAGTTTACTTACGATCAGAACTTTACAACGCTATCGTGGATATGGCCTCAGTATCAACAGCTAAAGGCTCAAGCATCTCACTAGATGAGAATGGCCTACCTAAGTACAAAGGCTTTACTTTGGAAGAAACACCAGAGCAATACTTTGAAACTGGCACTATTGCTATCTTCTCACCTAATGGCATTGTTATCCCGTTTGTAGGTATCTCAACAGCCCGTGCTATTGAGGCAGAAGAATTTGACGGAGTTAAATTGCAAGCAGCCGCTAAAGGTGGTACTTACATGCTAGACGATAACAAGAAAGCTGTAATTAAGGTTACAGGTACTATTGTTTAAGGAGGTAACTAATGGCAATCTATCAAGCAGTTAAAAATATCTATTTTGAACAACTTGAAAAAGCTGTAATTGTTGATGAACTCATTGAGCTTGATGAGGCTTATGCTAAAGAAGTCAACAAAAAGCTCAAAGATACTTTCCCGGATGTGAAAGAGGTTCTAGTGCTAGTTGATAAAAACGATACTTTAGAGCCGACTGAAGAAGTTATCGAAGAAGTAGCAGCGGATGAAGAATAAATAAGGGGTGGAAACACCCTTTATTTTTAAGGGAGGTTTTACATGACTTATTTAACTCAAGATGAATACTCAGAGCTAGGCTTTGATGAGGTCAACGAATATGAAAAGCTAGCAGCAAGGGCGAAAATTGCAATAGATCTATACACAAACGGCTTTTATCAGAAAGGTATTGATTTTGAAAAAGAGGTAGAATATCGCAAAAACGCCGTAAAGCTTGCAATGGCCTTTCAAATTGCTTACTTAGATGCTAGTGGTATCTTGACAGCGGATGATAAACAACTTACAGGCAGCGTATCTATCGGGCGTACCTCAATCTCATATCAAAACGGAGGCAATGGCTCAAGCGGTCAGCAATTCAATCTTAGCTTAGATGCTGAGAATGTACTGAAACAAGCGGGCTTTAGTCTTATTGTGGGAGTGGACTATGATAGATAAACGCTTACTCAAAGATAAAATCACGGTCAAAAAGATAGCTGAAAAAAATGATTTTGGAGATGAAACATACTCTGAGCCTATTGTGGTTGACTCAGTAAGGTTTGACCGGTCAATAGCTGTATCTGGTAGTAGAAGTACAAAATACAATAATTCTAAAGTAAGGCAGAAAGCCGGGGTTATTTATATCTATCCTAACATCTCAAATGTAATGGTTGAAGATACATGGCTTGAGGCTATTGTAAATGATGGTGAGCGTGATTATACAGTAACAGGGTATCAACCTAACTATATCAACGGTAAGCCTTTTAGCTTTGAGGTGGAGGTAATCTAATGAGTATCTCTATTAAAGTTGACTTGCAAGGCGTGAAAGATAAGTTTTCGGAGGCGGCTTTTGCAAGGGGTAAGTATGAAGTAGCTAGTCAGATTTTACTAGATGCTGAGGAGTACATACCCTTTAGAGGCGGAGAGTTGAGAGCATCCGGCTATATCGAGGGACAAGGTACAGCGGTTGTCTATAATACGGTATATGCAAGAGCTCAATTTTACGGTACTAATGGCATTGTGACCTTTAGGAACTATACAACTCCGGGAACTGGTAAGCGCTGGGATGAGAAAGTAACAGAATATCATTCTGACAAGTGGGCACAAGCATTTTTGAAAGGGGCTAAAATTTGACACAAAATAACGATTTTCAGTTAGTGCTATTAAGTCACTTGAAAACAATGAGCTTACCACTTACACCCCGCCTTGATTATTTTGACGATAACAAAGATGATCTAGTTATCAATCAAATACCGGGTGGAAAGGTTGATACAGTATATATGGACGGCACGCAAGAGGTATCTTTGCCGTTTGAAATTGCTGTAAAAGCTAAAAAGAACAGCCTAGCAAATGAAATTATCTGGGATGTAACTAGTGAGCTTTCAAAATTTGACTTAGTGTTACCAAGCGCTAACAACTCATACGAATATCTAGGTTTGGAAGTAAGCCGGCCGGCCTCAAAAGGTAAAGACTCTCAAGGCTATTATTATTACACAATAGAAATTGTGGCAAAAATTGTAATTGAAAGGAACAAAGAACAATGACAAGACAAAAGAACGCCCTACGAGGGCACTTTGTAGCTCCATACAATGGAGGAACTGAGCCGGCATCAGCTGAAGCATGGCTAGAGCTTGCTAAATGGATCACAGATGTATCAGATGATACAGATGAGAAAACAGAAGATCAAGCTTTCTATGACGGTGACGGTACAGAAGAAACTAGCGTAATCAGCGTAAAAGGTGCTTACACTTTTGAGGGTACTTATGATCCAGATGATAAAGCACAAGCTCTTATTGCTGGTATGAAATATAAGACCGGGGACGAGCGTAAAGTATGGCATAAGGTTGTACAGTCTGACAAAAAGAAACAGTTTGTCGGAATTGCAACCGTAACAGAAATCAAATCCGGCTCTGGTGCTGCGGCTGACTATGAGGCTTTCGGTTGTAAAATCTCTTACAATGCAACACCAAAAGAGTCAGCTATTGTCGGATAAAAGCTTTTTCAAGGGCGGGCAGTTAAGCCTTGCCCTTTTTTTAAACAAGATAAAGGAGTAATAAGATGTCAGAAATTAAGATTGAACTAAAGCGTACAGGGTTCCCGGTAAGTATCGGAGAGGTTGATTTATGGTTTGATACAAGCCAAGAAAGTTTGATGCGCTTTTTCGATATGGAAGAAGAAATCCAAAAACGCCTTGTCCAATATGAGCTTGAGGTTTTAACCGCAAATATCGGTAATAAGATTGAGCGTGATGGCGTAACAAAAGAGGTTGTTGCTGGTGCTATTGATATTGAGAAGAAGAAAGTAGAGATCCAATATGACCTTATTTTCGGTGACGGCACTTTTGAAAAACTCTATAAATTCTATCCGGATTTTCACGCTTTAAATAACGCCCTAGAGGCTGCTAGTGAACTCATGTATAAAAAACTTGAGGAGATTGCAGATGAGCATAAAAAGGTGGTTAAAGAGCGTGCTAATCACTATCTTAACAAAGGCAAGAAAACTCCTACAAAAAAGAAAGCTAACACAAAAATCACAAAAATCAAAAAGAAATAAGGTGTAATCATGAAATTAAATGATGCGCTTGTTACTAGTTTTGTAATCGGTGATAACGAGTACGATATTGACCTTTCTTTTAATAAAATCCTTGATGTTTTTGAAATTATGAAAGAGGAAGAACTGACAACAGTTGAAAAAGCGTACTTAATCGTACAGTTGCTAACTGGTGAGGAACTAGAGGATATGGATGAGGTGGTTGAGTGTTGGATCTATATTAAAGAGCATTTTTTGGATATTCAAAAAGAGATGGTTCAATATGACTTGTTAGGTAATCCTGTACCTCAAGCAAAGCTAGAGGATGAGGAAGAACAAGAAAGAGTAATTGACCTTGAGCAAGATGCTGAGTATATTTACGCTAGCTTTTTACAAGCATACGGTATCAATCTCTTTAAGGCTCAAAATAAGCTATCGTGGGTAGAATTTAAAGCACTCTTAACCGCCCTACCAGACAATACTATCATGCAACAGATTGTACAAATCCGAGCATGGAAACCCTCAGACGGAGGGGATAAGAAGAAAATGAGAATATTACAAGCAAAATATAGGTTAGGAGAGGAGGGAGAATAACATGGCAGATGGAAAAGTTACCATCCTAGTGGACGTGGACGGTAATAAAGTAAAGGTACTTAATGATGAGCTTGATAAGGTCAGCAAAAAAGGGGACATAGGTAGTAAGTCACTAGGACAATTTGCCCTTGTCGGTGGTGCTTTTAAACTAGCAGCTAAAGCGGTTGACTTATTGGTTGACTCTTTAGGAGGTGCGATACAGCGTTTTGATACACTAGAGAGCTTTCCTAGAGTAATGCAAGCTATGGGACACAGTACAGAAGATGTAACACGCTCAACTAAAAAGCTTGCAAATGGTATTGAGGGTTTGCCTACAACTTTGAACGAGGTAGTAGGAACGGCTCGACGCTTAACCTCTATCACAGGGGACTTAGGACGGTCAACAGATTTAACACTAGCTCTTAATAACGCCTTTCTGGCCTCTGGCTCATCTAGTATGGATGCTAGCCGTGGATTGCAACAGTTTGCTCAAATGCTCTCAGCCGGTAAGGTTGATATGCAAAGTTGGAAAACGTTACAAGAAAC